AATGGCCGCATACGCTCTTGGACTCATGCACGAGCACATGAGGGGCAACTGGACCGCGCACCTTATATTTGCGGACCAGCAAAAGGTCGTCAGCCGAACGTTTACATATGCCGAGGCCCGCGAAATTGTCGACAAGGTGCTCGCCAACATCGGCACTGCGCCAGTGCTAAACGACTACTGCGGTTGGTGTCGGCATTCGCTGACCTGCTCGGCTCGGGTGGAGGCGTCAACAGCGGCACTGGCAACCACGACCGAGACATTTGCGGCGATGCTAGCTGACCCGTCACGACTAGGGGAGTTCCTGCTACGCTGCAAGACGTTTGACGATTTCCGCGAGGCTGCGGAAACGGAAGCTCGGCGGCTACTCGGCGAGGGAGTCGAAGTTCCGGGATGGCGGCTTCAGAAACCGCGAGTCAGCGAGTTTGTCGATGCGGAGGTGCTGATTGGCAACCTTGCCAACATGGACGCGGTCGAACTGCTGCGGGCTCACGGCTCGATGTCAGCAGCGAAGGCCCGCAAAATCTGGCCAGATGTGCCAGTCGCTCGAAAGGAATCGAAACCGGCGCTTGTAGCCTGCAAATAATTTAGTCAGGGGGCCGCGCATCCTACACGCGGATAACCAAAAACAAAACCATGCAATTAGTACCATTCACAGAAATGCAACAGATGGCCGAGGCCATTGCAGGAAGCGGCCTATTCGGGCTCAAAACACCACAGCAGGCGCTCGCACTCGGGCTCCTGTGCCAAGCCGAGGGACGGCACCCGGCGGAGGCAGCGCGGGATTATCACGTAATTCAAGGCCGACCAACTTTGAAAGCCGACACGATGCTCGCACGATTCCAGAGTGCAGGCGGGCGCGTAGAGTGGCCGGTTTACACCGACAAAAAAGTCGTCGGCGTATTTAGTCACCCGTCAGGCGGCACGCTCACTCTCGACTGGGACTGGGAGCGGGCTAAGTCAGCCGGGTTGGCAAACCGCGACACTTGGAAACAGTACCCGAGGCAGATGTTGCGGGCCCGCGTCATCAGCGAGGCGATCCGCACGATTCTTCCTGGGGTGCTTTCGGGGTGTTACCTGCCTGACGAGCTAGGAGAAATGCCAATTACCGCAGAGCCTACGTTATCTCTCCCGCTGGGGTTTGACATCGCAGCGGCTGTTGCGACACTAACCGCCTCCGAAACGATTGACGACCTGCGCAATGCGTGGGCGTCGGTCATTCAATCGGCACCCCCCGAGGCGCTCGCAGAACTCACCGCCGTAAAAGACAACCGTAAAACTCAACTCGCATGATTAAATACACACCAACCATCAGCCGACAACCTTTAGAGGCTGGCATCTATTCCGTTACCGTTAAGCTCGCGACCGAAAGTTACTCAGCTAAGGGAGATCAGACACTTGACCTTGAACTCCTCATCGGCAACGACGGACACCCGATGCGTGACACGCTGTATAACACCGAAAAAGCGGCATGGCGCATCACTCAGGCTCGCGATTGTTTCGGGTTTGAAGACGTTATCGGTGAAGAGGTTGAGTTTAAGGGCGCTGACTTAAACGGCTGCACTGGGCAGGTTGAAATTGCACTCGGAGAGGTTCGTAAGTCGGGCAAATACGAGGGTAAACAGTTCCTTGAGGTAAAACGCTACCTGCCACGCATAGAGCAGGTTGTAGAGACGGAAAACGTCCCGTTCTAACGACGTAAAACGAGGGGCGCGACTCGATAACGCGCAACCTAATTATCCAATGAATCTTAGGCCATACCAACAAAATGCCATCGACGATGTAAAGTTGGCATTTATGAACCGCAACCGTCGCGTGTTGCTCGTTGCACCGACTGGGGCAGGCAAGACCGTAATGTTTTCGTACATCGCGAAGCATGCTGCACTTAAGGGCAACCGCATTGCCATTCTAGCACACCGTGAAGAATTGCTCGACCAAATTAGCCGGACGCTGACTCAGTTTGGCGTCGACCACGGCTTTATCGCGGCCCGTCGTCCCGTTGACCCTAGCAAACTGGTTCAAGTTTGCGGCGTGCATACGCTTAAAAATCGCGCGGCACGGATCGCATGGACGCCTGACCTAATTGTGTGCGACGAGGCGCATCACGCCACGGCTGGAAGCTGGGCGAGGATCATTGAAGCATACCCTGAGGCTCGTGTGCTAGGCGTAACCGCTACGCCCGAGCGGCTGGACGGAACGGGCCTCGGTAACGTATTTAACGTGATGGTGCGCGGGCCGGAAATTGCCGATCTTATCGCTAACGGATTTCTTTCTCCCGTGAAATATTATTGCCCGAAAACGGTAAACACGGACGGGATGAAGCTACGCATGGGCGACTATCGGGACGCAGACGTTGACAAGCGGGTGAACAATTCCAAAGTCACAGGCGAAGCTGTCGAGTGGTATCGCAAACTGTGCGACGGTGCGCCCGCTGTAGCGTTTTGCGCGTCTATTGCACACTCAGAGCACGTCGCTGAGACGTTCCGTGCCGCTGGGTATCGCTGGACGTCGCTGGACAGCACGATGACCTCGGACGCTCGCCGCGCGGCCGTAGTCGGGCTTGGCAACGGGAGTCTGCACGGGATTAGCTCGTGCGACATTGTCAGCGAGGGATTCGATTTACCGATCGTCTCAACGGCGATCCTGTTACGTCCCACAGCATCGTTAGGGCTATACCTCCAGCAGGTCGGGCGCGTGTTGCGCATGGCACCGGGTAAACCGCACGCGACGATCATTGACCACGTCGGGAATTGTGGAGCAATTCGAGGCGGGAAATGGATCGAGAAACACGGGTTTGCCGAGGACCTTCGCGAGTGGAGTTTGGAGGGGCGTATTAAACGGGTTGGAGCGGCACCCGTGCGACTGTGCGAGGAGTGCTTTGCGGTGGTGCCTATTAGCGCAAAAGATTGCCCGGAATGCGGGGCGACTTTATGGGAAGAAACTGAAGTGGAAGAGGCAGAACCGGAAGAATTGGAAGAGGTTGTAAGTCCTGCAAAAATCAGAGAGCTTGAACGATCTGCAAAAACGCTTGCCGATTGGCATCAAGTTGCAAAATTGCGAAATTTCAAGGGGGGATGGGCGTGGCATCAATTTCAGAAACGCAAAACAGCATGACCGAAGCACAAATTCAATCAGCCATCCATCGCACGCTGGGCAGTCGTCCTGACGTCCGCCTATTTCGCAACCACGTGGGCAAGGTGCGCGACAGCGACGGACGCTGGCACACATTCGGGCTGGCACCCGGCAGCGCGGATCTTATTGGCTGGGTGCGGGGGCGGTTTCTGAGCATCGAGGTAAAATCAGCAACGGGGCGCGTCAGGCCCGACCAACAGAACTGGATGAACGTAGTAAACTCACACGGCGGCATTGCTTTCGTGGCGCGGTCAGTGGCAGAGGCAGTGGAACTTTTAGAGCAACATTTGAAATGATCGATTTCGACAAAATCAACACCGACTTACTCGGCAATTATTTAGCGGTCCTTCAGGAGTGGTTCCCCAATGGCAAAAAGATCGGTCCTAATTGGTGCGTTGGCTCACTGGCCGGAGAACCGGGAACGAGCTTAAAAATTCACGCTCGCACAGGTATCTGGAAGGATTTTGCAAGCGACGAGAAGGGCGGATCGGATCCGGTCTCGCTGTACGCTGCACTCAACGGGCTATCTCAGGCCGACGCCGCTCGGGCGTTAAGCGGGCAGGCCGTACCAGTGCAGGCGGTTAAATCAACACCCGCACGCGATGATGATGACGAGTACGACCCGATCACCGACCCGCCTGAGGATATGCCGGATCCGAAGGTCAGCGGCCAACGGTACGAATACCAAACCGAGGACGGGCGAACGCTCGGGTACGTGTGCCGCATCGACTCGGACAGCGGCAAAACATATCGCCCGCGCACTCCGTGGTATGACGATGAAGGCCGGATCGTCTGGCGCTGGAAGGGTTTTGTCTGTCCGCGACCTCTCTACGGGATGCAACTGTTACCGTTACACCCGCAAGCCGTCGTCGTAATTGTCGAGGGCGAGAAATGCGCGGACGCACTGCGCACGCTCGACCCGACGACTCCGGTGCTAACGTGGCCGGGTGGCGCTGGCAGCGTGGCGCATGTTAACTGGGAGCCGCTGCGGAGCCGTCGCGTTATCCTGTGGCCGGACGCTGATGAGCCAGGGCGCAAGGCCGTGGCAGATATCGCAGCGCGCTTAACGTCGCTTGAGTGTCGTGTTAAGGTAGCAAACCCGCCCGATGATAAGCCTAAGGGTTGGGACGTGGCCGACGCAATTGCCGAGGGCTGGGGCCGCGACGAGGTCGTGGAATTTCTCGCCAACGCCAAACCGCACGGTGTGCAAGAACCCATATTAATCGCTCGGATAGTTACAACCACGCAGGCCGCTCAGACGCCTCAGGGCGACGCTATGCAGCGGGTTGAGGTGCGCGAGGAGTTTGCCGTGACGCCGCAGGATAATAACGGGCTGGTGCGGGACTCGCGCGGAAACACAGCGTCGTGTCTGGCTAATTTCGCAAAACTCCTCGAATCGCTGGACCCGTGGCGTGGTAAAATATGGCACGACACGTTCCTTGAACGCACGCTAACGACAGCGTTCAGCGATCGGCCGCGCGAATGGTCAGACGAATGCACCCGAGCGGCAGCACGCTGGATCCAGACTCGGTTTGGCATCGCGGCCGCAAGCTCGGCGCTTGTTTACGAGGCTGTGCTGACCGTGGCTGACGGGGACAAGCGCAACGTGCTAGCCGACTGGCTCGGCTCGCTGACATGGGACGGCGTTTTGCGTCTGGCTGACCTTATGCCGACCGGATTCGGAACGGTGCCCGATGCGTATCACATTCGAGTCGGCGAGTGCTGGTTGTTATCTCTCGTTGCTCGGGCGCTGCAACCGGGCTGCAAGGTTGACACTATGCCAGTTTTCGAGGGCTCGCAGGGACTAGGCAAATCGTCGGCACTGGCAATTCTCGGCGGTGAATGGTTCGGTGAGTGCCACGAGGATTTTGGAAGCAAGGATTTTGTCCTTAGCTTAAAAGGAAAATGGCTTATCGAGGTTGCCGAAATGCATTCGTTTAGGCGTCAAGACGTGGACAGGCTTAAAGGGATTATGTCGACCCGCATCGACCGCATTCGACTTCCGTATGGCCGCGCAACCGAGGATCACCCGCGCCAATCCGTATTTGCCGGGACGACTAACCGCGATGACTGGCAGGCCGACGACACGGGCGCTCGGCGGTTTTGGGCGGTGCGCTGCGGGTTTCTAAATCTTCAGTGGTTACGGGATAACCGAGATCAGCTATTTGCCGAGACTGTGAGCCGATTTAAGACGGGTGAGACGTGGTGGAGCGTACCAACAGCGGAGGCGGCACTTGTGGCCACAGAACGGCGCCCCGACGACCCGTGGGAGGAAGTTTTAACACGATACCTTGAAACAAACCGGACCTATACTGCCAGACAACTGCTTGGAGATCCGTTGCAGGTGGACGTTAAAGACCAGACCAAAATGCTCGCCGCTAGAGTGGGCTCAATCCTTCGGCAATTGGGCTGGACACGGTTTGAAAATCGAACCGGACCTAACACCACGGAGAAACGCTGGCGTTTCCTCTGTTTCCTCTGTTTCCTCTGTTTCCAGCAATTCCTTATAGCGCCCACGCCACACGCGGGCTCGTCTCGCGCGTTAATATATATCCTATATACTCTATAAGAAGAATTGAGGAAACAGAGGAAACACAGAGGAAACTTGAGGAAACATTGAGGAAACACAGGAAACATGACTACAAAAACACACGACTGCCTACAGTGTCAGGCTTACGAGCGGCAAATTGCAGTGCTGGACAATCTCAACTTGCGATTGGCAATGCGGAACGACAAGCTGGAGTCCATGCGGGAGGCCTTGCGACAAGCAGCAATTGGCGAACTCTGCGGCATCGAGATTGGCGAGCCGGCAGACCTAACAGGGCTAGAGGAACGTGAATGATTGGCAAATTGGCTGGGAGCCTGGACAACTTGCCGAGCGGCTGCTACTCGTGGGCGACGACGAGGCGCTTGCGTGGGCGACGACCGAAGAGCAAGTGCGCTACGTTGCGCAGGTCTACGGCTGGCCGGAGTGGCGGGTCAGGCAGATAATGCGAAATCGGGCAACTTTGATGCGTTTTTTTGGTAGAACACAAACAACACAATGAGCATATCAGAATCATTACATGGATTTCCTCCAAAACAAGAAACTCGGTGGAATGTGCTTAATCTGGGTGCTGGAGTTCAATCTAGCACACTTGCACTAATGGCGGCGGTTGGCGAAATCACGCCCATGCCAGATTTTGCCATATTTGCGGATACTCAAGCTGAACCTACGAGTGTGTACAAGTGGCTGGACTGGCTAGAAACTCAACTCCCATTTCCTGTGCATCGCGTTACAAAAGGCAATATGACGGATGCGATGATGACGTTTCGCACCGCAAAAGACGGACGCGTGTGGACTAAATCGATGATCCCAGCATTTATGAAAGCCACAGATGGTAGCATCGGTCTTTTGGGCCGTTCATGCACGGTAAACTACAAAATCACACCAATTCTCCAAAATTTGCGTAGATTGTGCTTCATAAAGCGCGGCGAAAAGCAAGTGCAAATTACTCAATGGATTGGCATTAGCTACGACGAGATTCAACGTATGAAACCAAGCCGAGATGCTTGGACTCAACATCGGTGGCCTTTAATCGAGCGCGAAATGAGACGGCATGACTGTATTGGCTGGTTAAAACAGCATGGCTATCTAGAACCTCCTAGAAGCGCGTGTAGTTACTGTCCATTCCATTCAAATAAAGAATGGAGAAGGCTTAAGGATCACGAACCTGAAGCTTTTGCAGAAGCGGTGCGCGTGGAGCGGGAATTGCAACGAACGAAAGCAGAAACTGACAATATGCGATCTGTTCCGTGGCTCCATAAATCCTGTGTGCCATTAGATCAGGTGGATTTGTCTACCGAAATGGACGCGGGTCAGGTTGATATGTTTGGAAACGAATGTGAAGGGCTTTGCGGAGTATAACAAAATGAAACAACACATAGGACTAATCGGGCTAGCTGGCTCGGGCAAAGACACGGCGGCACTCGCACTCATGGATCGAGGCTGGAAGCGCGTGGCATTTGCTGACGCATTGAAGGGGCGGGCAATATACCTGGGCTGGGACGGACGCAAGGACGACCGAGGGCGGCAACTGCTCTGCGCGCTGGGCATGGCAATGAGGGCGTACGAGCCGGAGCACTGGATTACTCACGCACGAGCGGCAATGCGTGGCAGGCCGTGCGTTTTTACCGATGTGCGGTTTCAGAACGAGGCCGACTTCATTCGCGCTGAGGGCGGCATCATTGTGCGGGTGCTACGCGAGGGGCTGGAGATCGGCGAGCACGAGTCGGAGGCCGGGCAACTAAGGATCCATAGCGACCAGAGCATCGTAAACGACGGCACCATTGAGCATCTGCACGCGCAGTTGCTGGATATCGTGGAGGCAAAAAACAAATGACCGACGAACAAATCAACGCGGCGATTGCGAAAGCGTGCGGGTGGAAAGGGTGTCCAGAATGCAATGAGCCAATTTGCGAAGACAATTTTATCCCAAACTACTGCAAAAACCTCAACGCAATGCACCAAGCGGAATGGAGTTTAACCGACGACCAACTCTGGCGCATGGCTCGAAATATCGAACGCAACGACGAACAGTGGTATTTCCGCGCAACCGCTCGCCAACGCGCAGAGGCGTTTCTGCGCACGCTGGGACTTTGGGAGGAGGGAGAATGAAAGACATCTGGCTCAACAAAAACACCGTTATAAGCGTCTGCGACACT